AGGTACTTTATATTTATCTTTCTGCTCATTCAAAAACTTTTTCGCTTTCGCAAGTTCTCGTTTTTTCGCTAGTTTTTTCTTCTTAATATCCCGTGGTTCATCTAGCTCTTCATCGATGCTAAACTTATCCTCCATGATATCTTGAATATCTATAGCGTCTAACCCTTCTTCGGTTATACTATAATAACTAGCTAGTACAGAGTCATCTTCCATAGAATCATAATCTTTCTGTAAATTATAGAAATCTTCGATTCCACGTCCAGTGTCTTTTTTGTACTTTAAATACGCAGACACATCTTCAGGTAATTCTTCGTTTGCCTCTTTTTCCGCAAACAGTTCATCAACTGAATTTATATCCTTGTTGTATCTATCTCTAATAAAAGAAAGAACGTCTTCATCATTTAACTCTGATGAGGGAGTTTCATCAATTTTCTCTGATGAGGGAGTTTCTTTTTCAACTTTTTCTTCTGCCTTATCTTCTGCCTTTTCTTCTGCCTTATCTTCTACCTTATCTTCTACTGTAGAAGCTTTAGTTGTTTCTGTTTTCTCTTGTTGTGGTTTAGATTCATTGTCTTCAAACTTTTCTTCATGTTTTTTTAACAACTCCTCTTCTATTTCTGCTTTGGACTTTTCTTCTACTTGTCCTAAATCTTTTACTTTTATATTCATAATATTGGATTAGATTAAATTTTAAACAAAGTTAAACAAAAAATAAATACAAAATTTAGCCTATCTTGGCTCAAACTCTGCTAAATCAAAACCATCAAGGCTGTCTTCGTTGGATTCAAAGTTTATTGCTGGTAAATTTCTTTTTCGTTGTTCAATCATTTTAGACTGTTGAGTAGACTGCTGACTAATGCGTTTGTCTTTAGCTTTTTCTCTATTTTGTTCTCTCGAGTCGATTTGGGACTGCTCCATTCCTTTAATCTGCATTTGAAACTGAAACTCAGTTTGCATTAACTGTTCTTTTAAGGCGGCTTCATTTTTAAGTTTTTCTATTTCAAAACTTATTTCAGCTTGTTTCACTTGCATTTTAGATTGGGTTTCCATCTGAACCTTTTGAGCTTCTAGCTGTGCTTTAGCTTGTTCAGCCTGCATTTGCATCTGTGCAGCCATCTGTTGCTCCTGCATTTTTAGTTGCTGTTCTTGTTCTTGTTTTTGTTTACGTTTTAATTTAAGCAACTGATTAGCCATTTTAAGATTATTAATCTCTCTTATATCTATAGCATCCTCTAAACTTATGTTTTCTTTAGATAAAGCCATTTGTATATTAGCTTCAAGCATAGCTTTTTCTTCTTCATCAGGAGCCATTTCTATAAATATCCCAAAATCATAAATGTATAAATCTTTAATTTCTTCTAAAATTCCTGAATTATATTTTCCTATTTGCATAGCAAACTCATCTTTGAAATCTGCAAATTCTAATATATCAGCGGTTCTAATAGATAAACACTCTGCTAAAGTTCTCGTTATAAATAAACTACCATCTAATATATGTCTAGTAGCTGTATTGCTATTAAGTGCTGCGAGTTTTTGAACCCCAACTAAAGAATTAGGATCAGGAGTCGAACCATCTCTAGCTTCATTCAATCCCGTTACTGCTCTTATCATGTCTAAATAATGATTATAGTTAGCTATAAGCATTTGCATTTTACTAGAACCACTATTTGCAGTAAGTTGTTGTATTGGTACTTTGGCGTTATTAAATTCACCATCTTGAGTAAAACTCCTCCCAATAACACTACCTGTTTGAAAATATAATCTTAGAGCATCTTCAGGATTATAAGCATTACCTGTCCCTAAATCCACTTCATTTAAACCATCGGCATCAATAAACACACCATCCGGTACTATTCTTGAAACCACTTGTTGAATTTTTAAATGTGTCATTTGAATTAAATCTGCAAAAGGAATCATTCTACGAACCAAAGACTCTAACTGTCCTTTGTACATTCTCGGAGCACATGCTACATAATTAGGCATTGCAAACTGATTAGCCGATTTTGGTCTCACCATATTTTCTGCCAACTTCCACTCTAAAACAATATTTGTACCCATTACCATTACCCCTGTATACCATACATCTATTCTTTTTTCCACCTTTTCAAACTTACCTTGATCCATCATTTCTTGTGGTGGATTAAACTGATCATTTTTTTCTACCGTCTTATAAGTTCCGTCTGCTAACTTTTTTCTTTTATAAACAAATGAATGGGTGGTTTTGTAATTGAAATACAATAAAGTTGCAGTATCTCTATAAAACATACTGTTTTCATAGAACTGTGAAGTGTTAAAATAGTTATACCATGATTGACTATACTTAGCTATTTCATTTAAATCAGCATCAGTTAATGATGGATCAATTTTAATTAGCTCTGTCATTGGGACTGTTTTAATTTCACCCCAATAAAAACAATCTTTAAAATAAGGGTCTTCAGTATAACTATAAACCACATTGGCAGGATCAACATAATCTAGTTTTACACCTTGTCCTGGCAAAAACTCATGTTTAGTTATTCCAATACCTAATGTAGTTAAATCATAATCCACCCTATTTCGGATATCATTATAATGATTTTCTGAAAACAACGTATTAATAGCAATTTCTTCCGCAATTTCTACAGCCGGCTTATACTTCATGTTCATAAACAATTCCATCTCCTCGTCGGACTCAGGAAGTTCTTCGGCATTCGTTTGAAATACATTAATTCCAAACTCCTCTTCAATTTGATTAAATAAAGGCTTAGCAATAACTTCTCCCTCTATTTGTTTTTGAAACTCATTTCTTTTTTCAGCAGACATAGCATCTTCAGCATAAGCTTTTACTTTAAAAAGCCTATCCGACATACCATTTACTACAATATCTACAAACTTAGGAATGATAGGAACAGGTGTCCAATCTAAATTTAAATAAGATAAATCACCATCTACCGCTAATTCGTTTTTATATTTTGCAATAGACTGCTCACCTCGCGCGTACAGGCGCAGGCGCATGAACTCTCCCCATTGATCGTAAAATCTACAAGAACCATTGTCTCTTCTAAACCATTCGTATTGTATTGCTTGTCCTATTTGTAACCCATATTCTACTGTATCTTTTGTGGAGTCTGAAACGAATTGATCAGGAAATGCGGCGGCTTGTATGTTGATTGTAACGTCTTTCATTTTTTAAGTAATTGACTGAGTGTGCTTTTATTGTTATATCTTGCAAAGTTAATGCTTATTTTTGATTGTTTTTCAACCGGAGTGTAGAGGTGTTTTTGGTTAGACATAATAGCTAGCCCTGAGCTAATAGACGCATCAAACTTCGTTCTGTTGGTTATATCAAATTTTGCCCAATCTTCTAATGTTCTTTGAAAATACATTGTTCCCATATCATCTTTATCTCTATATGTTCCCTCTAAATCTAGCCCTATGTGTTTTTCAATATAAGACTCAATTGCAGAAGCATGTGACTGTTTTACATCTTCGGAGCTATTAGGAATCCCTCCTAATTCTCTTTCTGTTTTAGAAAGCTTGTTGTATTTTTTATCGGGCCTGTTTAAACAGTACCCTCTATATCCTCGATTTTTGAAATGATACAACAAACGGGGTTTATTGTTTTCACACAATATAGGCATACCATAAAAAACACAAGCCATCAAGACTTCTTCAAAAAATATTTCTGCTGTTTGGGGTCTAGCGATGTACTCAAGAAAAAACTCATTACTAGGCGCATCATCCATATTAAACTTAGTGAGGCCGTGTAATGATCCATTAGAACCTTTCCCTACAACAACTCCAGAAATATCATAAGAGTCACATCCAAAAGAACCAAGATGTTCATTACCTGGTCTTTTTCGCCCTCCTCTATCAATAACATTGTTTTGAAGTGCAGCTTTCGGAATGTAAGTTACAAAAAATCTCCCTCTTTTATTTGGGCTCCAAATTACTTTACTGTCTTTGATACCGTCCTTCCAATGAAATCCTCCTTGAGTGACATGATGTTGCATGATTAAAGAGTCATTATAATCTATCTGTTGATATATTTTAGTGAGGTTAAATAAAGACTGTTTACTTTCATCTCTAAATGCATGGGACTCTGATCTTGGAAATTGTCTGTAAAACTCATTTAAAGCATCAGGATCGTTTTTTAAAGATTCTACTTCATTTTCCCAATAATTTATGGCTCCTTGAGAAATCATTTCACCATCAATACCCCTAATAGGTTTTGTGGGATTTTTTAATACAGGCATTCCATATATATCAATAAACCCTTCCATGTTCCACTCCATAGGAACAAATAAATTATATAGACCACTTTTTGTTTGGCCATTAGAGTTTCTTTTCATACAATCCGAATCTTCAAATAAAGACTTAAAGTTTCTTCCTCCTTTATCTAAAGCATTAGACGTAGATCCCATCATACATTTACCAATAACTTTACTTCCTAATCGTAAACAAGTTTTAGTTACCCTCCAATTATTTAATATATTTTCAGGTCTTTCCCATTTACCACTTTCATCATGAAGTAGGAGTTGTAATTTTTCTCCATCATAACTATTATCTGATGTGTTTTTCCAGTCAATAGTTGTATCTAACCCTTCTAACTCTTCTTCATCCACCACATACATATTCTTCTTGGTAATCTTAGATGCAGGAACTCTATAGGCTAATTCTGTTTTAGGTTTATCCATACCATCTTGAATCGGTTTAAAAAAGAATGGATAATTATTAGATATAGGAACAATCTTGTCCGTAAACATTTTTTTAGCATCAGCTCCAGTTTTAGAAAGTATACCTATTCTAGAGTCTTTTGTTATCGTGGCAGTATTTACACCTTCACAAGAACTCATAAAAGAAAAACCTGAACGTCTTATTTTTAAATAACACATTCCATAACATCTCTTATCTGCTTTACAAGCTTCCCAAAATATAAAGAATAATCTATTTGCTTCTCTATAATCTGGATTACCTACATCAATTTTACTCCATTGTAAGTACATGTAATGAGTACCTGTTATATATGTTGGTACACCTTTATTATAATACCAGAATCCTTCTTCTCTTCTTCTAAACTCTTCTTCTATATAATCTATATATTGATTTTTAAAATCATTAGGATATTCTTTCCAATCAAATATAGTTTTAATTCTTTTTAATGCTTTAGGTTGCTCAGTTACCTGCCATTTGTCATTATCAAACTTTTTAATGTTCTTATATGTTGGCGGCAATGCTACTTTGAGATTTTGTATCTCATATATATCACCTATTTGACCTGTTTTACTTATAACTATAATATCGTTTTCTTTATTATAACCATATTTCCACTTTTTAGACTTATTTAGTCTTTTTATAGTGTTTATTTTAACAGGTTGTATAACCTTATATAAAGTTTGTTTATACATTACTTAGATCTTCGTTCTGCAAAACCACTAAATGACTTCTCTTCTTCTTTTTTTAAAGGCTTGTTATTTAGTATAGCTTCTTCTTCTTGTATACGAGTTAATATTTCAAAAGCATCAAATATAGCTAATTTCTTTGTTGCTGCAGCATTTTTTAATCTATCTGCTGTTATATCATCTCCACTATCAACAATAGGTTCTTTAGCAACTTTAACTAACTCCTCAACTGCTTTGTAACCAGCTTGGATTATATTCTTTTTCTTTTCCTTGATATTCATATTTAATTTCAATAAATTTATTATTCACTCGATAAAGTCTATTATTATTTATAATAAACTCATATTCTCCAGCTGGATTATATCCTACTAATTCTCCTTTTTTGAAACTACCATCAGAATACTTTATAATACCTATTTGTTTAGCTTCTAAACCAACTTCATTTTGTATTGGTTTAATAAACGAATATCCTTTTAAAGCTTTCCACTTATTGTTACATGAGCACTTTTTGTATGCAAAGATTTGATCTAAACTTACTTTATATAAATCTTCTGATATAAAATTACTAGAATTCTTTTCTTGACCTCTAGCATTGTGCCATCTTCTAAAAACGTTATGATGAACTATAATCTCATAACCCTCTTTTATTTCAGTTTCAAACTCAGCTGGTAAACCTACAACTATAGCTTCTCTACTTATATACTTATGATCGAATATTTCAGAGTTTAAAATTTATTCTTTATCTCCTATCTTTTTAGTATTATTGTATCGCTTCGCTTTAGGTTTTATTAAAAAATAAAACGTGCTCTTCATTAATACTCTAGATTATATTCAACTGATATAGCCATGTTTTTGTTAAAATCTTTCCAAGGCATTACATCATCTTTTTTTGATATAAAAACACTATATTTATCGTCATTTTCTACGATATCGCATATTGTATGTCCACCATACACTTCTTGTCCTACGGAATAATGCATCGCTTCATTTTTATAGTCTCTACCGATACTAATTTTTCTTATTAACTTCGCCATCTTCTGCAGGTTTTATAGATCCATCGGTAATATCAATATTAACATTACCATATTTTTCTTTTAAATTATTTTGTTTTTCACTTAATTTATCTCTAAATTTAAGCGCAGCACCTATCATTTGTGCTTTTTGTACTTCTATACTACCTAAATCCATTTGAATGTTATTGATTGCCTTAACTGTTCCTTGTAACTCAATAAGTTCTTCTTGTGTTATTTTAGTAGGTTTTATTTTATTTTTTGCCATTTTATTAAATTTTAATTCACTTTTATATTATCACGCAATTGTCACGCTTTTTAATGTTTTTTATTTTTTAACTGCTTTCTTTTTATTTACTACAATAAACCAGTTTTTATATTTATCTCTTTTTGTACATATATAATCGAGATATTTATCAACTTTTTCTCTCCAATCTTTATCTACTTTTGGATTTATAATACCAGATTTTGGACTAGAAAAACACTTATTTATAAATTCTTTTATCCTATGTTGATTATCAAACAAATAATTATTTATACAAGCAAATGAACCTTGTTGTATACTATTCCAAGTATCTATTGGTGATATTGTTTTACCTAAAACCGCAGCATAAATAGCACTTTCACTAATATGAGTTGTGTAGACATGTTTTGCTTTTTGTAAATAATGATACATATCTACATCTCTAGGTAATATATTTTCTTCACCAAAAAAATCCTTTAATTCACCAATAATTTGATGTGTTGTAATGGGATGTGGTTTAAAATATACGTTATTACCGTGAGATTTTGATATTTGTTTTAATCTATTCAAACAAACATTAGTTTTAACTTTATTTGAACCTGGTAATACTACTAAATAATCTTTTGGAGGATATTTCTCAAATGATTCTTTTCTACCTTGATATTTATTAGCATTTTTAGATAAAATATTTTCTACCAAATGATCTGTCCAATCATCTACGTCCTTAACATCATCATGCCAAGCATCTAACATCTGCTCATTTCTAAGCTTAGTGTTTAATGGCTGCATGTAAAAATTAGTTGCGAACTCAGTATAAGCCATAGTTTTAAAGTAAGGCATTTCGTCAGCCATTACGTCGTAACTAGTTTCTAAACCTAGTTCACTACACTTTCTTATTAAATAACCTTCAACTGGTTCTAAGTCGTATAGTTTTTTATTCTTCTTGAGTGGTCCGATTCTACCGTCCAGCTCTTTTTTATTAAACATTTGCATATTATTAAATTTAATTGTTATTACTATATATTATCACACATTTTTTGTGTTTTCTACTTATGCCATGCTAGTTTCACCATCAAGTGGTTCTCTATTTGTGAAATCTTGTCTTTCTGTAGAATAATCTTTTACATATGCTCCACTATACCACCACCTAGTTGTATTCACTGTAGTAGTTGTAGTATATGCTGTTGTTGTGGTTGTACTTGTGTTAAATGCTGTTGTAGTACTTTTACTAGTAGACCACGAAGTAGAAGTTGATTTACTTGTAGTCCAAGTCGTCGAAGTACCTTTATTAGTAGACCACGTGGTAGTATATGCTGTTGTTGTTGATGTTTGTGTGTTATATGTTGTTGTAGTACTAGTACTAGTGTTATAAGCAGTTGTAGTACTCTTGCTCGTTGATACAACAGTTGATGTTGCTTTTGATGTTAATGTACTAGTATTAAATACAGTGCTTGTTGCTGTGGTTGTATTATATACTGTATTAGTGTTTTTACTTGTACTAACCACGGTGCTAGTACTAGTATTATATGTTGTAGTAGTATTAGTAGACGTGTTAAACGTGGTTGTTGTAGCAGTTGTTGTATTAAATGTTGTTGTGGTACTTTTACTTGTCTCATACGTTGTAGTTGTACTCTTAGTGGTTTCTACCACTGTACTAGTAGAAGTATTATAAGTAGTTGTGGTACTTTTTGTTGTATTATATGTTGTGTCTGTACTTCTATTTGTATTATAAACTGTAGTTGTTGTTGTAGAGGTATTATATGCCGTAGTAGTATTTTTACTTGTTTGAACCACAGTGGTTGTACTCGTATTATAAGTTGTAGTGGTATCAGTAGATGTATTATACGTAGTAGTAGTACTTTTATTAGTACTCCATGTCGTTGTAGTAGATTTACTAGTACTCCAAGATGTATTTGTACTTTTACTAGTCTCAACTACAGTACTAGTTGAAGTATTATATGTCGTAGTGGTATCTGTACTAGTATTATAAGTAGTAGTAGTATTTTTACTAGTTTGCCATGTGGTAGCTGTACTCTTGCTTGTTTCTACTACAGTTGCTGTAGATCTTGTTGTATCTTTAGATGTATTAAAAGTTGTCGTAGTATTCTTACTAGTACTTACAACAGTAGCAGTTAATTTTTCAGTACTCGTACTAGTGTTATAAGTTGTGCTAGTAGTTTTACTTGTTGATACTACCGTGTTTGTACTTTTACTCGTACTAACCACTGTGTCAGTAGAGGTATTATACGTTGTCGTAGTATTAGTAGATGTATTATACGTTGTAGTTGTTGATGTACTTGTATTAAAGGTAGTAGATGTAGATTTAGTTGTTTCATATGTAGTCGTTGTACTCTTACTAGTTTCTACAACTGTACTTGTACTAGTGTTGTAAGTAGTTGTGGTGTTAGTACTAGTATTGTAAACAGTATTAGTAGCTGTACTTGTATTAAATGTAGTCGTTGTGTTTTTACTAGTAGACACCACTGTAGCTGTTGACTTGCTAGTTTGAACAACAGTAGATGTACTAGTATTATAGGTTGTCGTAGTAGCGGTTTGAGTATTATAAGTGGTTGTAGTTGACTTATTAGTGCTCCACGCTGTTGTAGTTGACTTACTAGTTTCGTAAGTTGTTGTTGTTGATTTACTAGTAGATACCACTGTCGTAGTTGATGTATTATATGTTGTAGTAGTATTTTTAGTAGTATTATATGTTGTATCAGTACTTCTTGACGTATTATAAACAGTTGTAGTTGTTGTAGATGTGTTAAACGCAGTACTAGTTGATTTAGTAGTTTCTACTACAGTGTTGGTACTAGTGTTATAAGTAGTCGTAGTGTTAGTAGATGTATTATAAGTAGTTGTCGTGTTAGTTGAAGTATTATAAACAGTATTTGTAGATTTACTAGTGGATACTACTGTATTAGTTGATTTAGATGTTTCATATGTAGTAGTAGTACCTTTATCTGTTTCAACAACAGTACTTGTAGATGTATTATAAGTGGTAGTAGTTGCAGTTGTAGTATTAAATGCAGTAGTAGTTGACTTACTAGTACTCCAACTAGTAGCAGTACTTTTGCTAGTAGACCAAGTTGTGTTAGTTGATTTACTTGTTGAAACAACCGTACTTGTACTCGTATTATAAGTTGTAGTGGTATTAGTTGAGGTGTTATAAACAGTATTCGTAGACTTACTAGTGCTCCAAGTTGTATTAGTAGATTTACTAGTTTCTACAATAGTATTTGTTGATTTACTTGTCGATACAACTGTAGAAGTAGAAGTATTATAAGTGGTAGTAGTATTAGTGGATGTGTTATACGTTGTTGTGGTTGCAGTACTAGTATTATATGTAGTAGTTGTGTTTTTACTTGTTGATACTACCGTAGCTGTTGCGGTACTAGTGTTATATGTAGTCGTAGTATTCTTATTTGTTGAGACAACAGTACTAGTAGCTGTATTATAAGTTGTTGTAGTATTTTTAGATGTACTAACTACAGTAGTAGTTGAAGTTGCAAAACTAGTACTCATTGTAGTCTCGGTATTAGTACTAGTATTATATGTTGTTGTTGTTGTTTTATTAGTGGACACTACAGTTGCAGTGGCTTTACTCGTAGATACTACCGTGCTTGTAGATGTATTATAAGTCGTTGTTGTGTTAGTAGACGTATTATAAGTAGTTGTCGTAGCTGTACTAGTATTCCATGTAGTAGTGGTAGACTTTGAAGTACTCCACGTAGTAGTAGTACTTTTGGATGTACTAACCACAGTGCTCGTAGAAGTATTATACGTAGTAGTAGTATCTTTAGTTGTATTATATGTTGTGTTTGTACTCCTAGCAGTATTATATACCGTAGTAGTGTCTGTTGACGTATTAAATACTGTGCTAGTTGATTTACTTGTACTAACTACTGTAGATGTTGATGTATTATATGTAGTCGTAGTATTTGTAGAGGTATTATAAGTTGTTGTTGTAGCTGTTTGAGTATTGTATGTTGTAGATGTATTTTTACTAGTAGATACAACAGTATTCGTAGATTTACTAGTTGATACAACTGTAGCGGTTGCTTTACTAGTACTAACTACAGTTGATGTACTAGTGTTGTACGTAGTTGAAGTGGCTGTTGTTGTATTGTATGATGTTGTAGTATTCTTGTTTGTAGACCACGTAGTTGTGGTGCTTTTACTCGTACTTACTACAGTAGCAGTGGCTTTACTCGTTTGAACAACTGTTGAAGTAGATGTGTTATAAGTAGTAGTAGTTGCTGTTGTTGTATTATAAGTGGTTGTAGTATTTTTACTTGTACTCCACGTTGTATTAGTAGACTTACTTGTGGATACAACGGTAGATGTTGTTTTACTAGTTTCCACAACTGTACTTGTAGAAGTATTGTATCTAGTAGTAGTTGCTGTGGTGGTATTATATTCTGTAGTTGTACTAGTACTTGTATTATAAGCTGTTGTAGTTAATGTATTGGTTGAGGTATTGTATGTAGTGGTAGTAGTTGTACTTGTATTCCATGTAGTTGTAGTATTTTTTGAAGTACTCCAAGTCGTTGTATACTCAGTTGTTGTTGAGGTAGATGTATTATATGTAGTTGTTGTATTAGTACTTTTATCAGTTTCTTGAATTTGGGTGGTAGTTGACGTATTATAAGCTGTTGTGGTATTAGTAGCCGTACTTGTATTCCAATTAGTAGTATATTGTGTAGTAGTTGTTGTTGTAGTAGATGTATTATACGTGGTTGTAGTAGTTGTACTAGTAGCTGTATTATAAGTAGTAGTGTAATCTGTGTTAGTAGTTTTGCTAGTTGTAGTACTTGTATTATATGTAGTTGTTGTATTAGTTGTTTTGTCTGTTTCATACGCAGTACTCCAAGTTGTAGTTGTAGATCTCTGCGTCTCAGTGGTAGTATTATATGCAGTATTCCAAGATGTAGTTGTAGTTCTTGAAGTATCTGTACTTGTATTATATACAGTGGTTCTACTAGTAGCCCACGTAGTAACGTGATTAGTTGAGATAACAGTACTACTTGATGTTGAAGTATCTCTATGTGTTTGTCTTGAGGTACCAGTAGAGGTACTTTTTGATGTACTCCAAGTTGTGTCTGTGTTTCTATTAGTATTTTTAGTAGTACCACGATTTGTTAATCTATATGTATTTTGAGTTGTTTGCCAAGTTGTAGTAGTTGTAGTATTAATAATATACAGTATGTGTGGCGTTAGAATTCTACGCCAAATATCGAAAAAACTACCAAGAGGATTTAAT